TGGTGGAGGCCGCTACGTCGTTCAGGGCCGTGGTGCGGGCCCGTGCGATGTCCTGCAAGGCGGTGGTGTGCTCCGTCTGTGTGTCCTTCAGGGCCTGCTTGGCGGCGGTCTCACTTGTCTTGGCGTTCTTCTCGCTGGCGGCGGACTTGGTCTCGCTGCTCTTGGCCGCATTCTCACTGGCTTTGGCGTTTGTCTCACTCGCCTTTGCCGCATTCTCACTGGCCTTGGCATTGGTCTCCGATGTTTTTGCATTGGTCTCGCTGGTCTTGGCTCTTACCGCACTTGCTTCGGCCTCCTTGGCCTTTGTGGTGCAGGTGGCCACACTCGTATCCATGCTGTCGGCACTGGCCTTCGCCTTATCCGCGCTGGCCTTTGCGTTGGTTTCGGATGTTTTTGCGTTGGTCTCACTGGCCTTAGCCGCGTTCATGCTCTCCAGCGCCTGCTTGGCGTACTTCGTTACCTCGGCCACGAACTGTTCATAGATGCTCGGCGTAATGTTCTCGGTGGTCGTGTCGGTGTCGATGGTGTCATAGCAGGTGTACTTGCCGGGCTTGGTCATGGCAATGTAGCCGCTGTCGTTGATAGCCAGCAGCATCCAGGTGCCCTCTTTTTCCAGTGTCCACCGCCGGTCTACCAGTGCGCTGTTGTTCTCGTCCAGGATCTGCGGGTCCGGCAGGGTGCCGCTCAGCCGCCGCACATGCAGCGAGATGGTGCACGCCTTCCACTCCTCCGGCACTTCAAAGTGCAGCCGGTCCACCTTGGCGCTCCGCACACCGCCCAGATACAGCGTCTCAATGTTTGCCCGAAACGTCGAACCATTGTCCTGCAGCTTTCTGATCTTTATATCCAGTTGGCTCACAATTTCACTCCCTTCACCAATCTGACGCACTCCGCCACTTTTGTGCGCCCTTCCTGACCCTATCCTATCACGCCCCGCCGGATGCAACTACCCCGGACATACAAAAGGGAGACCGTTCGGGGTGAACGGTCTCCCTTTCTTCTAAGCAGAGCTCCCCCCTCGGGGGAGCTGTAAGCAACTCCGCCTTTGGCGGATTGCGCACTGAGAGGGTATCACCTCACCCCTGCCCACTCATCCTTGCTGTTTTTTGCCTGTTCCTCCTTCTTTGCCGCTTCCTTCACCCACTGGGCAAAGTTCTTCTCTTCGTACATCTGGCTGCCATCGGCCTTTTCCAGCTTCAGCAGCATCTGTTCCAGCTGTTCCCGGTCGCGGTCGTTGCCCGCCAGATACTCCTCCTTCACCGCATCGGTGATCTTGCTCTTGATCTGGCTGTCCGCTTTGCCCGTCGTCCGCAGCCGCCGGATCTCATCCTGCACGTCGCTGGTCCTGCCGGTGTCCACCGCTTCAGTCAGGTCATCGTACACGCTGCCCTCGGTGCCGCCCGCCAGCAGCTCGTCTGCCTTGCTGTCGATGGCACCGGTCACAAGGTCAATCACCCATGCCCGCTTTTCCGCGTCAGCTTTCACACCCTCCCGGATGCCCAGGGTCTCGTACATTTCCCGCACAAGCTGCTTTGTCAGCTCCTGGCGCTGGCTGTCTTTGCCCTCGTTCCGGGCCCTGGCCGCCTGCTCTACTTCCGGGCTGTATTTCTTCAGCCGGTTCTTCAGCTGGCTGGCAATGGTCTTTTCGTCCTTGCCCATGGCTTCCAGCTTCGCCATAGCACCGCTGGCGTTGTCCGTGTCCCCCTCGGCAATGGCGTTGTACAGCCGGTCATACTGCCCGGTGGCGCTTGTCGGGGTCGAGCTGAACGAAAAGCCGCTTCCGCTTGCAATGTCTCGTGCATCTTCCACATAGGCATCAAAGGCATCCAGCATTTTCCGGGCGTTCCCCATAGGCACACCCGCAATTTCAAACCCGTACTGCATCAGGTTCACGCCTGCCTTTCGCAGTTTCTGATGATACGCTTCCAGCTGTTCCTCCGTCATGTCACCGGTGTCCTGCCGGACAAGGCTGGAAAACTTCGTTACTGCTGCAAAAAGATCATTCACAGCGCTGATGTTGGTTGCACTCACCACATCGTAATCCGTACCGTTCACTGCATTTCCCACAGCGCTGTACAGCTCGCTGCCATACAGGAAGTTGCCCGCAAAGCTTTCCGTGTACAGATTCAGGAATCGCTTGCTCACGCTGGCCGCGGTCACATCTCCGTTCTCGTCCTGCTCTCTGTCCCACCGGTGCAGCAGGAAGTCCGCACCGATCTTCATCAGTGCAAACACAGCAGTCTGGGTGATCTGGCTCACAATGGCCCGGTTCAGGTTCTTTCCGGCCCGCTTCACTTCTTCTGCTGTCTCGCTGCTGTGTGCAGCCTTGTCCCGTGCTTTCTGGGCGTTGTAGTCCATCACCGCATCGGCCAGGATGCCGTAGTTCTGGAAACGCTGGGTCGTGAACATGGTCAGGGTCTTGGTCATTTGATCCGGATTTCGCTGGATCCCCGCCCGCTGCATGGTGGTGTAGTTGGGCTGGGTCTCCTCAATGACCCGCTGATACATCTTGTTCACGGCTTCCCAGTAGGCTTCGCTGTCTTTCGTGGCTGCACCCTCTGCAAACTCATTGGTATGGTGCTCCACATACCGCTTGGAGCCTTCCCACAGTGCCGCTACCGTGATCTCGTCCATGCTGTTGATCCAGCCGGTCACCCACTTGGGCAGCTTGTCCATGGCCTTTTCTGCCGCGCCCTGGCTCACGCCAATGCTGGCCAGTTCACCGCGCTGGCTGCCCCGCAGTCTGTATTGCAGCAGCACATCCCCATGCTGGGCAATTTCCTGTTCCAGCGCTGCCCGCTGCTTGCCGGAGAGGTTCTTCACAAACGGCACCACCGCCGCCATGGTATCCGCACCCAGTACCGCGCCCGCCGTTGGCAGAGATGCCGCCTGCGCAATGGCCACACCAGGGTTCAGCGTCAGGATCGCGCCCGCATAGTTGCCGCGCAACCTGTCCAGCACTTTGGTCATTGTGGTCGAGCGCTTTCTTTGCGTGGTCTGCAGGTCGGTCAGCAGGTCATCGATGTAGTTCGTCGCGCTCTGGCCCCACTGCTCTTTCAGGATACCATTTTTCAGCATCTTGATGCCGTCCTCGGTCTCAATGCCACTGTTCAGCACCTTCTGCACATCCCGGATGGGTGCCGCCAGTCCGGCGTAGGCTGCCGTATCCCGCAGGCTTCGCTGGACCACGTTGCTGCATTCCTCCAGCAGGATGGGCAGCTGGCTCTTGACACGGTTCTTCAGGAAGCCCCGGCCCTCAATGGTGGCATCCAGCTTCACGCCCTCGATCTGGGTTGCCAGCGCCGTCTTGTCCACTGCAATGGGGTAGTAGCTTTTCACGGTGGCCCGCTGGTAGCCCAGCAGCTTCATGCTCGTCTCGTTGATCAGATTCGTGGTGTAGCTGCCAAAGAATTGCTTCATGTCCTCGCACCAGGCCCGGTCGTAGTCGGTCATGGCCTTCTCCACGGCCTGGATCACGGTGTCGGCCATGGGGTTTCCCGTGCTATCCGTCAGCATTCCGATCTTCACGGTCTGGCCCTTCTGGTAAGCCTTCTCAATGTCGCCCCTGTTGTACTCCTCCGCATCCGGGATCGTCAGGCCACCGTTCAGCAGGTGCTCCCGGCTGTCGGCGTTCTGCAGGTGCATGTACAGGCTGCACAGCTGGGCGTGGGTCAACGGTGCAGCCCGACCCTTGCTGTCCTTCAGGCCAATGTCCACCAGCTCTGCGCCGGGTCCCGCAAAGGTTTCCATCTGCTTCAGGTTCTTCTTTCCCGTCACATTGTCAAAGAGCTTTGTTCCCTCCACCGTGATCCGGGTCTGTTCCCGCTGGCCGTCGTTCAGCATGGTGCCCAGCTTCTCCATCTGGCTGTTCTTTGCGTAGCCGCCCAGCATCCGGAACACACGGCCAGCCCCCAGCATGTCCAGGTTGTACCTGGTCAGGGCGCTCCGCAGCTTTCCATCGTTGCCCTTGCTCTGGCGCACCTCTGCAGCCGCCTCGTTGGCGATCTTGTCCACCGCTTCGGCTTTCTGCAAGCTCAGGGTCTTGTTTGCCGTCCGGATCACATGCAGCGTGCTGGCCGTAATGGCTTTCAGCATCCGCATCTGGTCCACCGTCATGGGCAGATAGGTGCGGTTCTCGGTCTCCCGGATCCGCTTTCTCAGCCGGTCGCGCAGCATCTCGGCCTTTTCGCTGTCCGGCAGTGCCTCGGCCTCTGTCAGCTGCTGGTTCAGCCGGTCAAGCTGGGCCTGCTTGCTGGCATTCAGGTCAGCCTGCAGCGCGTCGATGAGCTCCGGCACCTTGCTCAGCTTCCAGTCCTCGCTGATGCCGTTGGAGCTGTTCTCGGCTCCCACCGACTGCATGATGCTGGTGCGCAGGGCCGTCAGCCGGGCCACGGCGTGGTCGTTCAGCAGGGTCATATCCGCCAGCTTTGCCACCTCTGCCGCCTGCTGGATCAGGTAGGGCTGCACATACCGGTCCTTGCTGGGCCGCAGGATCATCTGGTTCAGCTGGGCAGCATTGGCCCGGATGCCTCGCCGCAGCTCGTCCTTCTGCCGACCGTCCCGGGCTTTCTGTACCCGCTTCTCAGCCAGCTTCTTGGCAATGGCAATGTCCTCGTCCCGCTGCTGCTGGGCTGCAGTGATTGCAATTGCATTCCTCTCTGCCTGCTTTTCCTGCCATTCCTGAGCCTTGCGCTGATTTTCCTGTTCCCATTCCATGATCTCGTTTTCCTGGTGGATCAGCTGCCACTCGGCCCGATCAGCCCGGCGCTGTTCTCCTGCCACCTGGTGCGAAAGGTTCCAGTTCTCCCGCTTCAACTGTTTGTTTTCCAGCCGGATCTCGTCCAGCATCTGCTGGCGTTCTTCCTTCAGCCGCTTCTTTTCGGCCTTCCACTCCCGTTCGTAGGCTTCCTTCAGCACGTCCAGCTTTTCGGCCATGTCGCCGCAGTTGGTGATGTCCAGCCCCAGCGTATCCAGATTCTGATCCAGCAGCTTTTCTGCTTTTTCATTCCGCTTCTGCTGTTCTGTCCACTGCCGCAGTGCTTCATCTCGGCTTCCGTTCCGGCTGTTCTCATACATCCTCCGGTTGAACTCCCGGTTCTGCTCCTTCTGCACCCTCCGCAGGTCCTTCAGCGCCTGCTCCGCGTTCTCCTCGCCCACGGCAGCAGCCACAGCCTGGCGCTGCCAGCGCTGGAACCCGTCAAAGATGGCCTGTGCATCGGTCATCTCCGGCACGTTCAGGATATCACCCAGCATCCGGTCGGCCAGCTCCACTTTGGCATCCTCGTACTCGGCAGCATCCGCAAAGCGGCTCATCATCCTGGGCTTGATGGCATCGTGCACGTTCATCAGCACATCCAGCCACTCGGTGCTCTCCATGCTGGCCGCGCCGTCCACGCCCGCTGCCTTGGCCGCGCCCCGGAACAATTCCGCTGCGCCCTGCTTTGTGCCGCCCATGGCCCGGGTGTCGTTGACGATGGCTTCATACACTTCCGCCGGGTTGCCGTCCCGCACCCCCTCTGCCTGCCGCAGCTTCACACCGTGCCGCCGGGCCTCCGCCACCGCTTCGCTCCACGTCCCGTACCGCTTCACCAGCTCCGCCTTGGCCGGGCCGTCCTTGTTCACCGTGTAGCTCAGGTCGTGGTATTCCGGGTACTCGTCCCACAGCTCGGTGTTCCGGTAGGTCGCCCCGCTCAGAATCTCATCTGCAATGGTCTCAGACAGCGCGCTGGCCTTGCTCATGCTGGCCCCGTCCGCCGTCATGTACTCCACCAGCGCCCGGGTCTCTCCGGCAATCTTTGTCCGGTCGGCCCTGCTGCCGTTGGCCTTTGTCCACCGCACCGCCAGCCCGTCAATGGAATCCTGGCTGATCCTCACACCGTGGGTCACACCCATCATCTGGGCCAGCGTTTCCATCGCTGCGCTGTTGTCCGCAATGGCCCGGCTTGCCTGCCGCTGGGTGTTCTTCCGCGCGTCACGTTCCGCCTGTTCGGCCAGCTGGAAACGGACGTTCGGCACCTTGTTCAGCAGGGCCGTGCGCTGGGCATCGTCCCCGGCTTTGTAGAGCTTCACGTCAATGCCGGTCTCTTTCAGGCTGTCGATCAGGGTGCTGCTGGTGTTGTCGGGCAGGATCGCCGCCCGCACCTCATCAAAGCCCACGGCCCGCTGGGGCTTCGCTTCAAAGTACCCGGTGGGAATAGCAGCCACGTTCTTGTACAGGTTCAGGATCATCTGGGCCGTGTCCTTGCCAATGGTATACCCCTCTTTTGCAAAGGCCTTTCCAATGGCTGCCGCCGTCTGTTTTCCCTGTGCGGCCTGCATCAGGATGCCGCCCAGGATTTCCCGCTCTTCAAAGCTGTTGTCTGCATGGGGCGTAGTCTCTCTCCGCAGCTTATCAAGGATATCGCTGATCTGGTCATCTGCCTTTTCCAGCAGCGCCTTGTACTCTTCTTTCGGCATCTGCTGCAAGCGGCCCTTGTCCGCCCGCACTTCGTCCAGGTTCTGGTACTCCGCCGTGGCCGTGCTCATCAGGGTGCTGGCCGAAAGGCCCCATGCGCCTTCTCCGCGTGCATTTTGCTGGTTCATGGCCTCCACCAGATTCTGCAACGTGTAGGGGTTGTGCAGTTGGGCAAAACTGCGCCGGTTGCCGTTCCGGGTGTAAACTTCTTTTCCGTTGTAGATTCCCTTCTCACCCAGAATTTTCTCCACCTTCGGCAGGATCCATTCCTCCACATCCTGATCTGGTGCTTTCTCTTGCACTTCCTTCAGCATGGCATCGGTATCTCGCACCAGTTTTCCGCCTTTGTCCTCTGTCACCATGTAATCATAAGCGTTATTCAGCAGTATCAGCAACTTCGGGGGGATTACTCTCTCGGCTTTTTTCTGAGCCTTTTCTTCGCTCCACCCGAACTCTTCCATCGCCCAGGCCTTTTCTGCTTCCCGCACCTTTTCCAGCACGGTATGGGCCAGATCATGGTTATCATTGGCCCGGTCGGTCTCAATGATGTTCCGCAGCGCTTCTTCACCGCCCACTGCTTCAATTGTCTTTTCGCTTCTCCGCACCTGTGAAGCAGTAAACCGTTCCTCCTGCTTCATGGCAACATCCACTGTCTCCCCGATGTCAGCCAGATATGCGGCCTTCACGCTGGGATTCTGGGCCAGCTTCTCTGCCAGCTGTTTCGGGCTCTTATCGGATGCTTCCATGTCCATGATTCCGGTGATGGCATTGCTCCGCGCAAACTCGCCGCCTGCCGTTTTCCGGCTCAGTTCGGCCAGTTCAGTGTTCAGTGCTCTGGCCTTATCCGGTTTCACCTTGTACTCCACATTGGGCCGGGTGGGTGTCCAGGCATCCGAACCATAGATACGGTTTGCCCGGTTCACCATGGGGTCAATGGTATCGGAGTTGAACACCAGCGAGATGGGGCCATACTTGGTGTGACCTTCCTGGGCTTTCACCACCGCAATAGACGGAGAGGGCATCCCACCCAGCTCCAGCGCTTCCTGCAGGTTTTCGGCGGTCAGGTTGTGCACGGCCACAAGGTCTTTGTTCTTGTCCACCTCCACCGGAGCACTCAGCTGGAACCGCACCGATTTCTTCACAGGTTCGCTGTTTCTCTTGCTTTCGGCATTTTCTTGTGCTATACTGTTTTTAGAAAGCAGCTTAGGGGCTTCATCGCCCTGCTCGGTTTTGAGTACCGTGGTAAGGCTGCTTTCTTTTTTTGTTATTTTCCCATTCTCAATGGTCAGCAAGCTGCCATCAGAACCACATACCTCATGGACATAGAATTTGCTCGCCGCATTCGGAACAGTATACTCATTTACAATAACAGCCTCATAGATTTTGATACCGTCCACCACAACCGGAGCCACAAAGGTATGAGTGTTGTACCCCCGTCCTTTCCAGTTTTCCACGAAACCAATTTGTTCACCGTACCGGATTACGTTGGGAATGGCCGCTGCAGCGATCTGCTTCACCGGGCCGTTTCCATGCTGCACGGTTGCCTTGGCTCCCTTGCGGGTCAGTTCCACCACACCAAATCCATCACGCTCTACTTTTCCGCCAATGGATTCAAAGAATCGGACGATATTTTCAGCATTTTCTTTGCTGGTAGCACCGTACTCAATTTCTTTTCCAGTGATTTCAGCCGCCGGTGTCATCTGTTCCAACCGGCCAAGATTACGGTTCAGCTGCTTTTCAAGGGTTTCCTCCCCCTCCTGCAGCTGGAACCGCATACTGCGTCCTTCCGCCGCGCTCTCTGTCTTGGGGGCAGCGGCGTTTTCTTTTGCACTGCGCAGGTTGTCCATCGCTTTTTCAGCGTGGGCAAAGTATTCGTCCTGCAAAATTTTGCGCTCGTTCTCGGCCAGACGCTGGGCCTTCAGGGCAGCCCGGTTGTCGGGGTCAAGGGTCAGCACTTCCTTGGCCCGGCTGATGATGCCGCCCAGCATCTCCTTCACCCGGTTCATCACGGTGCGGATGGTTCCGGCCCTGCCGCTGTTCTTCTCGGCCTGCCCGCGCTGGAACTCTACCCAGCGCTTGAAATCGGATTCATTGGAGAAGATGCCCCGCCAAGCATCGCCCACCAGTTCCTCGGCAGCTTCCTCATAGGTCAGATTCTGCTGGGCATAGTCGGTCATCTTCTCCCGGATCATCTCGTCCACGGTCTCAAAGCCGCTGCTCCTGGCCAGATACAGCAGGGCATGGTCCTGCAAAGTCTTTGCTCCCTCGCTGTCCAGAGCGTTATACCAATGGTAGTCCTCATGCAGCACCGTGCCGAACGTATCCTGTGTACTGTCCCCAAAGAAGATCCGGGCCGTCTCCGTGTCCACATAGGCCCGCACCCGGCTGTCTGCCTGTCCGGCACCGTTCTGCAGCACGTTTTTCAGAACCGCCGTGGTGCCGGTTGCTGCCGCGTTCAGCTCGATCACCTGGCTGCCAGCGTCGTTCGCGTTGCGCAGGGTCCCCTTGTAGATGGTCTCACCCCGGCCCGTCAGGCTCTGTTCCGTCAGAGTGCCGCCCAGCTGGCTCTTGGCCCACCGGGTCTCTGCCGCATCCCTGCCGTAGGTGTAGGCGATCTCCAGCGCGTTCCTGCCCTTGAGGTTGCCCAGCACATAGTTCACGTTGGCCGCCATGCCGCTGCCGGTGCCCGCCAGCTCCAGCGCCTGGTCAAAGGTCTTCACGTCCTCCATCTGGCCCAGCCGGTACAGGGTGGATGCTGCCGCCGCATAGCGGTCACTGTCCACGCCTTCCGGCTGTTTCCGGCTGATCTCCTGCGCCGCCTTTTCGCCCACCTTCCAGCTCCGCAGCACCTGCTCCGTCCGGGCCTGCTTCTGGCCCTCCGTCCTCGGTACTTCCATGCCGTAGGTCTCCCGCATCTGGCTGTTGCTGCTGTCCATCCCGTCAAGGGTGCTTTCTTCCACAGGGACCGACTGCATCACAGCCTGCCGGTCAGCGCCATTCTGCGCAGTCAGACCAGTGTTTTCCGCACTGCCAAGGGCTAACGGGTTGCGGCTGTCAGCGCTTATGCGCTGACTGAGGGGTTCTGCGCTGTCCGCCACTGTTTCCGTGGGGCTTTCCACACTTTCCCCAGCGTTCTCAACCATCGCCTGTCGGTTCGTGGCTGTTTCTGCCGTGTGTACCGCAGGGTCATCGTTCACCTGCGTCTCGTTCACAATGCCGCTGCCCTCAGCCGCAGGGCCCGCCGCTTTCAGGTCAGCAGAGCCTTTTTCAGTCCCATCAGACTCCACCGACATGCCAAGGGCCCCCATACTAGGGGGGCTGTCAGCGCTCACGCGCTGACTGAGGGGTTCCGGTTCCCGCGCCAGCTCCTCCCGACGCTGGTGTTCCTTCAGCACCTGCTCGTATTCGTCCTGAGCGGCATACCGCTCCACGTTGCCCCGCAGGCTGGAATCTCCCGCGTTCATCCTGGAAAGCCCTGTGCCCACAGCGCCGCCCAGCGCGCCGGACGCGCCGCCGGAAAGGCCCGCTTCCAGTGCTGTAAGGAACGTATCCTTGTTGAACAGCGTCTTGGCCGCTTCCTGGTCGCCCATCACAGCGTCAATGGCTTTGTCGGCGTAGGTCTCCACAAAGGCCTGCATAGCATTGTCCGCACCGCCGGAAATGGCGTTGGCAATGGCTGGGTAGGCTTCCCGGAACGCCTGATTGCCTACCTGTCGGCGCACCCAGTCCGCAATGGTACCGGCCACCGTGTCCTTGGCGTAATCCGAGCCCATGGTCTTGGCAAGGTCGGCCACACCCACGCTGTTGATGGCCCATCCTGCGCCAAACTTTGCCGTTGCTTTCAAAATAGCTTTTTCCGGGCTCTCCCCCGCTTCGTCACTGGCAGCCATGCTGTCGCCTGCGCCGTGGGCACTCAGCACCGGCAGCACCAGCGCTGGGTTGATGGCACTCACGATCAGGTTCTCAGCCGCGCTGGAAGTAGCCCCGTGGAAGAACCGCCCCACATTGCTCTCGCCTGCCATAGCGTCCGCAGTCAGGTTTTCTCCGGCCTTGTGGGCATCCCGGCCCCACTCATACAACCCTTTCATGCGGTTGCTGTCGTCATCCGCCTTGTCGTAGAGCTCACCACTCCGGATTCGTTCGTGGGCTGTCCGGATGAGCTCCGGGTCATATCCTGCCGCTTCCAGCTGCTCGTCGGTGTAACGCCCGCTCTGAACACGCCGGATCATCTGCTCTTCGGCACTGGCCGTCAGGGCCGGGGACAGTGCGCCCGCGTACTGCCCGATCATACCTTTGATATTTTCCTTGTTTCCCTCCAGATCGCTCTCCACACGCCGTCCGGCCCGTTCGCCAAGGCTCAGGTCATTGTACGCCTTCATGTAAAGCCGGGCCCGGTTGATTTCGTCCTGGGTGTAGCCCATCTTTTTCAAATCGCTGTCCATGTACCTGGTGTTTTCCAGCACCGGCATTATACCCATGCCGCCCGTGTCCGCTGCCAAGTAGTCCACGCCCGCCGGAAGGTCTGCTGCGCTTACAGCCCCGCGTGGCAGCGTGGGCTCTGTCACCAGCCTCGCCAGCTCACGGTTTCGCTCGGAAGCATCCTTCCAGTTGTTCACCGTGCTGTAAACGTCCATTCGGATACCGTTGTTCCGCTGTTCCCGCAGCTTCTGCACGGTACTGGCATTCTGCTCCATCTTCTCCGCCGGGCTCACTGTCACCTTCTGCCGGTTCAGCTCGTCGCTCCGGCTGTCCATGGCATCCGCAAAGCCCAGGTTGTTCCTTGTCCTGTAATCCTCCAGCGCCGTGGAATACAGGTCGGTGCCCGTCTGCTGCTTCTGGGTTTGCAGTGCCGCACGTTTTTCGGCCATTTTTTCCGCCGTCCATGTATTGCTTTTATTGTCCGACACAGAGTTTCCCGTACTGCCAAGGGCCCCACTATCAGGGGGGCTGTCAGCGCTCTTGCGCTGACTGAGGGGTTCTGCCCCGCCAGCAGCGGCATTGGTTTTTTTCTGAAGTTTGGCCCGCTTTTGGGCCATCTGTTCTGCTGTCCATGCCATTTTTGTTCTCCTTACCATCCCATCGCATTCCAGACCTTGGCCGCCACGTCATCATTTATACCCATGTTGACCAGCCGGGCATAGATCGTATCCGAATCCACCCCTTCTGCACTCCACCCCTTTGCATAGCTCAGGGCGTTGCTGTACGGCATTCCGGTACTCTTACCCGTGCTCCCTCCCGTGGTTCCCCCGGGCAGGGCCCACTTGTTCGGATTCGCCAGCGGGGCGATCAGCCCGCTGCCAGTTCCGGTCGCTGCTGTTGTGCCCGTGTCACCGTCCGGCAGCATTCCGGCGCTGGCCAGAATGTTCGCATAGACGCTCTTGGTCGGGTCATCATCCTTCAGGCTCTGATACTTACCCAGCGCCGTCAGCAGTTGGCTGTTTGTCCACCCGCTTCCGCTCTTGCTGGAGCCGTCGGAACTCCGTCCGGAGCTGCCGGAACCGCCGCCGGACAGGGCCTTTGTAAAACTCTGCTTTCGTGCATAGTCATTGAATGCCCAATCTGCCACATCATCACGGGTAGCGATTGAATTCGGATCCATGCCCAGAATGTTCAGAATCGTCTGTGCACCCTTCTGGTCACCGTTTGCCGTCATGCTGGATGCGCTCTGGATCCATTTGAGTTTATCCTCCCACGTCATCTGCTTTCCGTTGTAACTGTCCAGCAGCGTCGGATCCATTCCGGCATCCTGCATCATTGCCTTTGCCAGATCAATACCCCCGGCATCAGCGAGATTCATTGCCACCTGTGCCGTTTGCTGCCGTGCCGCCTGCTTCTGCAGCGCCAGCTGCTCTTCCTGATAGGTGTACCCCTTGTACCCATCGTAGGCCGTCAGGGCCGCCGAGCCGATGTTCTTTACCGTGTTCCAGAGGTTGTTCCAGTAGTTGTCGTTCTCGTTCCGGGCCTGTTCGCTCTGGTTGGCAAGGAAATTCTGCCACGCCGTGTAGTTGGCAAAGTTGCTGCCGTAGGCACTGCGGTCCAGCGCCTCGGTGTTGGCCATGCCGGAAAGGGCACTCAGCAGGTCGTTCTGCTGGTTCTTGTATTCGCTCAGTGCCTGGCCTCTCAGGCCGGGTACCGCATTGTCAATGCCGCTCAGCGCCTGCTGCTGGCCCTGCTTTGCCACGCTGTCGGCGTAGCTGCTGCCATACCCGCCCGCCAGCATCGCCGCGTTGGCCTGGGCGTTCTCCGCGCTGGCGGCAGCATTGGCCTGGGCCTGGGCGCGGTACTGCTGGTAGGCTTTGCTGCCGGTGTCCCAGTCGAACCCGCTGCCGATCTGCCCGGTCAGGCTGTCCATTGCGTCCTTGTTCCGGCTCACATAGTCCGCCGGGCGGTTGGCATTCCATTCCCGCTCTTCCTGTTCCGCCTGGTTCTTTTTCCGTAAGGTATCAAATAACATGTCGTTCTCCTTTTCTTCTGCCACACACCGGTCTTCAGATCGCGGCAAGCGCTTTCAGCACCCACGGCAGCATGCTTGCGCCGACCTGCAAAACGTTCCCCCAGAAGTTGGTGTTGTTCGCATCCTTCTGCTGGGCCGCTGCCACCGCGTTGGCATATTCGGTGTTGGCATTGTTCAGCTGGCCATGGTAATTGTTCAGCTTGGTGTTGTAATCGTTGATCGCCAGCTGCTTCTGCTGCTGTAAAGAGCTCAGCCGGTTGCCCAGGTCACTCTTCCTGGTGGCATATTCGTTGTAAGCCTGGTTGTATAAGCTGTCTGCCACGTCCGAAAGCCCGTTCATGGTGCTCTGGTAGGCCGTCTGCCCGCTGGAAGTGCCCCAGCTGTTGCCGTAGCCGCCGCTGCGGGCCGAAGCGTTGGCGGCAGCGTTTTCACTGGCCAGCTCCGCACCCCGGGTGTACTGGTTCTTGTACTGCTGGTAAGCCGCGTCCTTGGTGTAGTCGTAGGAAAAGCCGTCTCGGTTCATCTTGTCCAGCTGGCTCTGCGTGTCGCTGATCTGACTGTCATACTGGCCCGTCTTGTCCTCCGGCTGCTGTCCCTTCCAGTAATCCAGATTGTTCTTTGCCGTGGTCACCCGGTCATTGCTCTGGGCGTACTGGTAGCTGTTGGAATCGTTCTTTCTGGTTCCAAACACGCCGGTGCCCGCATTCTTTTCGCTGTTGCCGGTAATGCTGTCATACACATCCCCTACCATCAGCCCCACATTGTGGCCCGGAATCAGGTACTCCCACCACTTTCCTCTTGCCATCTTCTCACTGTCTCCTTTCGTTTACTCCACCTTCAGCCCCATGGCCACCAGCTTGTCCCGCATGGTGTCGCTGAAGTTCGTCTCGTCCAGGTTCTGCATCATGTACATCATCTGGTCCCGCAGCTGCATCAGGTAGTTGTTGATGCTTCTCCTGTCCTCCGGGGCCATGTTGTCACTCAGTTTCGGCATGGCGATCTCGCCAAGCCTCGTAATATCTGCCATATAAAATCTCCTTCCTCTAAGCAGGGTTCCACCTTCGGGGGAGCTCCGCGACACGCCGCCACTAGGCGGATGGAGCGGTGAGAGGGCTATCGTTTCGGTTCCCCTCCGGCCACCCGGTTGCCCCGGCTCTCTGCCATGCTGAACGCAATGCTCCGCACCGCGATCTGCCCGGTGCCCTTGATCCGCAGCCGCATGGTGTCGTGCCGCTCCGGCACAAAGGGCAGGTTGACCCGGGTGTATTTGTTCAGAACGGCTGCCTGGCCCAGCGTCTCCCAGGCCCCGCCCTCATAGCTGGCCTGCAGCTCCACAACGCTGTACGTCAGGGCATCCACCCGCAGAAACACCCGGTTGATGTACTTGTCCGCCGGGATGTTCAACCCAATGTCGCCGCTCACAGCCTCAAAGCCCACCTTCTGTTCCAGATTCGCCTTTGCCGTGTCGGTGTCCCGGTCGGCCTCCCGTTCCGGTTCGGTGGCCCACAGGTTTACGCCGTCCCACTGGTAGAGCTGCCGCCCCGTGGAGCACATCGCCCAGCCGGAAGCATTCTCTTCTGCCGCCGTGTCCTCCTCGTGCCAGAGCCGCCGTTCGGTGTCGTAGACCAGCAGCCGGGTCTCGTTCCGGCCCGGCACCCGCAGATGCAGGTAATACCGGGTGTCCAGCACACCGCCCACCGCCCCGCGCACGTTCATCAGCCAGGTGTTGTCCAGTCCGCCGCTGATCTTCACCGGCAGGCTGCCGTCCCAGGCCATCACGCCGTCAGGGGAAAGGTAGTACAGCACCTCTGCCAGCACGCACATGCTCTTGCTGGCCTGCTTGGCCACGCCCCGGCACTGTACGCTCACCAGCTGATAGTCCGCCGGGCGGCTGCCGTAGAGCTTGTGCAGGCAGTTCTCCTTGAAGAACAGCACATAGCCCATACAGGTGGCTGCACCGGTAAAGGGGCCGTCACTGCCCACGTTCACGGCGTAACTGTCCGAAGCAATGCCCCGGTAGCTGTACCAGTTGGTGGGGTCGCCCAGCTTGCAGCTGTAGATCACGTTCTCCTCGCTGTTGCAGCCCCATACCCGGTTAGCGTTCTCGGTCACATATTCCAGCCGGGGCACCCGCCGCCGTGCGGTAATGGTGGTGCCGCCCACTGTGGCGCTCTCGCTGCCGTTCATGCTCTTCCAGGTGGTACCGCCTGCCGTCACGGTAAAGCTGCCGTAATAGCGTGCGCTCTCGGTCCTTGGGCTGCCGGTCAGCACAATGCTGTCCCCGTCCATCTGCTCAATGGTCACCTCGCCGTTCACACCCTCGGCCAGATACTCTTCCACCAGCCCGGGCACCTGCTCCACCGTGATGGTATCCCCCTTCTTGAAGCCCGCAGCGGCCAGCCCGGGCAGGGTCATCTTCACGCTGTTCAAAAGGATCTCCGCCCACTTGCCGCTCTTGGCATCGTACTGTTCCAGCACGTTCACATAGGCCCACTTGCTGGAAGAGGAGTTCTGTTTCAGAAACAGCGTCCCGTCCGCCGGGCCAGAAGGTTCCGTGGTGCCCACGCTGCTCACGGTGTAGGTCTTGCCGCCCGCGTCGCAGGGGGCAATGGTCACCGTGCCGGTCTGGCTCCATGCGGCGCTCAGGGCTTCCAGCTTTCCGGTGGCCGTGTCAAAGCTCTTGGCATCCGGCCAGATCAGGATCTTCGTGCCCATGCCGATCATAATTTTCTCGCTGTCCGTCACGGCGTTTTCCAGCACGATCTCCCCGCCCGCAGCCGCGGTGGCCACGTCGTCCTCGCTGTCCTCGGTGTAGCGCAGGGTGGTGCCCTCGCACAGCAGCAGACCGTTCATGTGGTACATCCCGTTGCAGCGGCCCATGGCCCGCATGGTGCGCCGGGGTGTCCGGGTCTGCAGTGCGGGGTATCCCCGGCTGGAAAAGTTCTTCATCTCGGTAAATTCTGCCTCGGCGCAGGCATAGCTTTCGTTCAGGCCGCCAAAGGCCGTCTGGATGCTCTTCCCCGTCGAGATGCTGTATAAACTCGGCAGTGCCATCTCAGTACCTCCACTTCGTGGCCATCCTGGGCAGGTAGGTGTGCCTGCACCAGGCTGCAAACTCCTGCTGGTTCTCGTTGGCCAGCTGCATCTCGTTGGCATAGCGGTCGGTCTCGCCCAGGGCCGCGTCCATCTGGGCCGCCAGATAGTGGGTATAGTAGCTGTCGTAGGGCTCCGGCAGCAGCAGCTCCGCGTCCTGCCGCAAAAGTTCCTGCTCCCGGTCGTATAAAATATCCGCACCCACGGCATCAAAATCGGTGGTGTCGCTCTTGTCCACCACGCTCTTTCTCAGCCCCGCATCCGCCTGCCGCAGCCATAAGATCTTCAGCTCGCGGTCAAACCCGTTGTTGGGCCGCAGCTTGTCAGCGGTTTCGATTGCTTTTCCTACTGTCACGCTTATCCCATCCTTTCACATCTGCAACCCGGGTTGCGGCTCCCAGCGTCCACTTCGCACAAAGCTTTGTGCTCGTGTTCTGCTGGCCGCGGCCCCAACAACTCCTCCCTGTTTCCACCACTGGCGGCGGTCGTT